CAATACGGAGGCAAAAAGGTACATAGAATTAACTTTTAATGTGAATTTGCTATCTTATAAAATAGAAACTATAAAGCAAGTGATGCACTTCTTGTATTATAATCCAGTTACGGATGAAATGAAAGAGAAATTAACGACTGCTTTAAAGAATGGTTGTGGTATTTATTACGATAAAGATGCAGAGTGGGGAGAAGAAGTGTTGAGAATATTACAAGTTGAGTGCGGTGTTATTGAAAACGATTTGACAATGGCTACTTTGGAGTTGCAAAAGTATTTTGGCAAAGATACTGGAGGTAAGTTTGACTTCTTTAAAAATATAGTTTCTTTGAGTAACATCCATAATAGGAATATTGACGAAACAATTACTTTAGCAATGTATATTGCAATTGAAAATTCGGGTAAAAGTATAATTAAAATACAAAGGAATAATGGCAAATGATGAAATAATCATTGGAATTTACAAAATAATTAATCCCAATGGTAAAGTTTATATTGGTCAAAGTATAAATATTAAAAAAAGATTTTTAAATTATAAAAAGTTTAATTGTATAAAACAACCAAAACTTCATAGGTCTTTTGTTAAATATGGTGCTGATAAACATTGTTTTTCTATTTTAGAAGAATGTTTAATTGAAGAATTAAATATAAAAGACAGATTTTATCAACTGCTTTATAACTCTACAAATAGAAATGGTTTAAATTGTATTTTAACAAATGAAAATGACAGTAATGGAATGCATTGTGAAGAAACAAAAGCTAAAATGAGTGCATCTGCTAAAGTTAAAATATTTACAAAAGAACATAGAGAAAATATGAGTAAAGCTCGTGTTGGTAATAAAAATGCAATGTTTGGTAAAAAACAAAGTGAAGAAGCCAAATTAAAAATGTCTTTAAAAAAACAAAATTTAAGCGAGGAATCAAGAAAAAATTATTCTATATCAGCAAAAAATAGAGATAAAAGTTTTTACGAAAAATTATCTATTATTAATAAAGGTAAATTGCCTACTAATTGTAAAATAGTTTTAAATTTAGAAACTGGTATTTTTTATAATAGTGTTACAGAAGCATCAAAAACTTTTAGCAAAGGACAAGGAAGTCAAACATTAGCACCTAAATTATCAGGGTTAAGAAAAAATAATACTAATTTTATATACGTATAGTTATGGCAAATGATGGGATGATAGAGTTTTTAACACCTGATGCACTAGCACAATTAAAACAAGCTAGTGAAATAGTTGATAAATTAGTTCCTCAAATTGAGAAAATTAGCAAGTTTAAAGCACCTACAACTCCTAGTGGAGCTGATAATTCGGCTAAGCAAATGGAAGCTGATTTAAAAGCTCAAGAAAAGGCTATGGAAAAAGCTCGTATTGGCTTACAAAAACTTTCCGATGCTCAAAAACAAGCTGTTTCAAAAAGAAATGCAGAAATGAATGCAGAGTGGGCTGCTTATGAAAAAACTAAAAAGAAAGAACAAGAAGCATCAGATAAATTATTAGCCACAGAAATAGCAAATGCAGAAAAAGCTGCTAAAGCCGAAATTGATAAAAATAATAAAATAACTCAAGCCGCTGAAAAAAGAGCAGAAAGAGAAAGACAAATTGAAGAAAGAAAAGAGGCAAAAATTTTAGCTTCTCAACAAAGACAATTAGAAAGACAAGCAAAAATAGATGCTAAAGATAGTAGAACTGGAGCTTCGTCAGTTATACCTGGAATGGGAGCTAAAATAGCTGATGTAAGAAATGCAGAAAAAGAAGCTATCGCATTAGAAAAGGCAGCACTATCTAATCAAAAACTTAACGATGCTTACGGAAAATTAAACGCAAGTAGAAATCAAGCGGCTAGAACATTACAAAACCTTATCGCTAGTGAAACAGCATCAAACGCTGAAATAAGAAAAGCGCAAAGAGAGTTTGATATTTTAGATGGTAAAGTAAAAAAGGCGGATAAAGCAGTAGGCAACTTCTCAAGAAATGTAGGTAATTACGGAAGTGCATTATCAGGAGCAACTCAACTTATGGGTGCTTTTGGTATTGCAACAGGTGTTTATTTAGCTGCTGATTTAGTTAAAAATATATTCCAAACCACAAAAGAGTTGCAGTCATTAGACTTGGCTTTAAAAATGGTGTCTGAAACGCAAGATAGGTATGCAGCTAATACTTCTTTTGTAAGAGAGTTGTCTGAAAAATGGGGTATTGAAATAAAAGGACTTACAGAGCAATTTACACAGTTTTATGTAAATGCAAAAGGCAAATTATCAGAGGATGCAATTAGAAAATCATTTGAGGGAATTGCCAAAGCTGGTGCGCTTATGGGTATTAGCATTGACAAGCAAAACGATGCTTTTTATGCTTTTAACCAAATGTTATCTAAAGGAACGGTACAAGCGGAGGAATTAAAGAAGCAGTTAGGTAACGCATTACCTGGAGCGATTAAAGCTGCAACAATGGCTTACCAAGAGCTAAATCCTAATTTAAAAGTTACAGAGCAAATGATGCTCGACCAAATGAAAGCGGGTAAACTAGTTTCTACTGAAATGGTACCAGCTATTATTCGTGCTTATCAAAAGTTGTATGGAATTGAGAATGTAAATGGCGTTGATACTTTAGCTGCTGCTCAAAATAGACTTACAAATAGTTGGACTGCTATGGTTAAGGCTATGAATGAGGGTAGCACAAGCGGTGTGAGTAAATTTTTTAATATTATACTAACAGGATTAACAAATATATTGACTTTAACATCAATGTTATTTAAAGATGAAAAGCAATTACAACAATATTTTCAATCAGTAGGTGCTGGAAAAGCCAGTGAGGAGTTAGATTCTTACAGAGAAAAGTTTAAAACATTTTCAGAAGAAACTAGAAAGTTTATGGATTCTGAATATGCTGAAACTCAAAGACAAAATATAAAAATGCAATTGCAAGTTATAAAAGAGCAACAAGCATTAAGAAAAACTATACTTGGAGGAGATAGAGCTGCTTTTCATTTACAAACTAAAATTGAGGAAGATGCTTTAGTTTCTTTAGGTAAATCACGAGCTATTTTAAATTTATTAAAAAAACAAGCAGAGCCAGTTAGTCCTGTTACATCTAGCGGTTCGGGGACAGGTGGAGATGCAAACAAAAAACAAAAAGAAAGAATTAGACTTAATTACGAAGAAGTTAAGTCTTTATATGATTTAGAAATTGCAAAACTAAAAGAACAACAAGTATTGCAAAAAGAGATAATGGATAATCAAGACGCTCCTGATTATACTAGGCTAGAAGCAAGAAAAGAATTTTCTGCATTAGAAGTTGAAATATTAGATAAGCAATACAAAAAAGAGCAAGCATTAGCTTTGCAAAATTTGACTGATAATTTAAACAAAGCCGAAGAACAATATCAAAAAAACATTGAGAATGGTTATAATGACGTAAGAAACAATGAGGAATTTGCTAAAGCCAAAGCTGACATAGAAGCTACTTTTTTAAATGAAACTGAATTAGCACTTATAAACCATAGTAGAAATTGGCAAAACTTAATGTATGAAGATGCTGATTTTAACGAAAAAATTAAAAAGGCTACTTTTGAAAAAGAAGAAAAGTTAAGAAAGCAAACTATTAAAGATGTTAATGACTTAAACGATGCTATTAATAAATCAGAGCAAGAAAAGAATTTAAAAATATCTAATAACGAAAGACTTACATTACAAACAAGACAAAAAGGATTTCAAGAGTACCAACACCAAGCACTTTTACAATTACAAAGAGATAAACAAAGAGAAACAACTGGTAAAGAAACAATTACTCAATTAGCATTACTTGATAAAAAATATAAAGAATTAGCAGATGCAATAAAAGGATTAGAAAGTCCATTAGATGTTGCGCACGATAAAATGTTATCATTTTTAAGAGATAGCTCTTTTGAAACTATTAGTAAAGGATTAGATTCATTAGGTCTTAGTTCATTAAAAATATTTGCAGACATTGATGAAAACGGTCAAACTACATTTGGTAAATTATATGAAGCGGCTGAAACTTCGGGAGAAAAATTTGCAGTAGTTTTTCAAACAGTTGGAGATGTTTTCCAAGACGTTATGAATATGATGATGGAAGCATCTAACAGAAGATTTGAAGCAGAAAAACAACAACTTGAAGAACAAACAAAAATAGCCTTAGCATTTGCTGGAGAATCAGACACCGCTAGAGCAGAGATTGAAAGACAAGCGGAACAAAGAAGAAAAGAGATAGCAAGACGAGAATTTAAAGCTAAAAAAGAAATGGCTATTTTTAATATTGTAATTGATACGGCACAAGCTGTTATTGCTACTTTAGCACAAACACCACCACCAGCGGGATATGTTTTAGCAGCGTTTGTGGCAGCACTTGGAGCAGCGCAATTAGTAGCGGTTAGTTCTCAACAAGTTCCTGCATACAAAAAAGGTACAGATAACCACATTGGAGGAACAATGCTTGTAAATGATGGTAGCGGTTCAAACTACAAAGAAACAATCCAAACACCTGATGGTAAAATATACCAACCTAAAGAGCGTAATGTAATAATGAACGCACCAAAAGGTACTAAGGTATTTACTCACGACCAATGGCAACGTAATTTAGATAAT